CAGGGTCATCTTTGCCGATTATGCGGGCTTTTACAGGTCCCTGAGCAGGAAATGTTTCAGAGATCATCTCAGACTGAAAGCGGATAGCCGCTTCTGTTAGCATGGGGTGGTATACACCACAAGCACCTTGCCAAGGTTCTGAACGCTCTTCAATTTTTAAACCTAACAAATCTAAGCCGTCTACATAGGTAGACTCCCACTCTTTACGAGCGTTCTTGTCATTGTTAAAATCATCAAGTAAGTCAGATACTAATGAGGTTAGATCCGCCTCATCCATGTATTCCGCAAGGTTCGCATCAAACCCCGGCTCTTGTTCCATCTCTACATCAACTTCTGTGTCAATAGGATCTAGTGGATCCCCTATATTAACCTCAATAGGTGCTTCATCATCTTCTGTTAAAAAGGGACTCTGCGGTTGCATCGCCTTAAATATGTTATTTGGAACTTCAGCCATTGATGGATCCTTAAGTTATTTGTTCGTTAGTAGTAGTTAGCACGTTTCTTTATTAACCAGCTGTCTTCATCAATATCCTTATCTTTAGCTGAACCAATGAAGCCTCCCGACCTAAACCGCGCAAGAGCTAGGGTTACAGCATCTACAAAGTCGTCATTCCTACCTGATGGAAACGAAGCCACTTCGTCTATCACTTCTTCAGCCCATCGAGTAGATGGAGCCCATACCTTTCCAGAAGCAAACATATCAGATACTGCATTTAGTCGTGATATCTTATCTTGTCCGCGTGAAGGTGTAAACTCTTGTACAGGAATGCCCATACGTCTTAACTCATATATTAGTGGAGCTCCTGATGCTTTCTTCTCAATAATAACACCATCTGGCTCCCACTCTTGGTAAAACTCTAATGTCCGTTGCTTTAAATCAGGGAACTCTAGCCGTTCTCGCCAAGCTTCTAACAGTATTAAGTTCGGTTGATCTCCATCTTCAGGGTTGTTCCACACACCAAATATCACGATGGCGCTGTAGTCAGCACTGGTCTTTTTCTCAAACGCCGTATCCATCGACATCAACAGGAAGTCACAGTCAGGTGGCTCTTTCTTCTCCCACTCTTGCCACCACTCTCTCTTAACGATAGCCGTAGACTCAGATGTGGGTTGTTGCTGGTACTGTGCTTGCCATTTGCCGCTAGGTATCTCAGCCTTTACCGCCATTAACTCTTCAATGGGCCAGAACTCAGGCCAAAGCGGTTTGCCACTAGGTAGTATGGCTGGAAACTCAATCACCTCCCACTTGTCGCCACCCATTGCTGCAGACTCTAATATCTGCCCTGTCAAGTCACGTAGACTCCAACGAGTCATAACTATAACAATAGCCCCACCGGGCTGTAACCGCTGACGAGGACCAGATGAGTACCAACTATACACCTTATCGTACACTTCAGGGTTGTACTGCGCTATAACCGCATCGCCTTCAGAGTGTGGGTCATCAATTATCAGTAGGTCAGCACCTTTACCCGTTACAGCACCGCTGATCCCGATAGCGAAGTAGTCCCCTCCCGCGTTTGTGTTCCATCGCCCCGCTGCTTTAGAGTCTGTTTGTAGCCCTACACCCGGAAATATGGACTGATACTCGTCAGACCCTACTAAGTTACGTACCTTACGACCAAAACCTACCGCAAGTTCTGCCGTATGCGAACACTGAATGACCTTTTTCTCTGGAAATCGCCCTAAAAACCATGCAGGTAGTAGGTAAGAAGAGAACTCAGACTTGGTATGACGAGGACCTAGGTTAATAATCAGCCTTTTGCACTCACCATTAGCCACCCGTTCAAATTCTTTCGCTATACGCGCATGGTGCCGCCCATAAATAAAACTAGGCCACACTTCCTGCACAAAAGATAAGAAGCTTGTCTGTGCATCTTCCCTAGCCTTACGCTTTTTTAGCTCTTTTATAAGCTGCGCAAGGTGTATACGGTCAGATTCAGGTAAAGCTGCTAGTTTATCTTTCATCAACAATGCATTAGAGGGTTAAAATAAAGGGCAACAAGCCCTGCAACTAATACCGCCCAACTTATAATCGCTAAACGTACGTCATCTTCAGGCCTCATCATGCACTTCTCCTCGTAATTCTTCGTCAGTAATCTCTTGTGGGGCTTCTTTAACCTCTCTAGCAACTAAATCCCCTAGTGAATATGTGGCTAATAGGCTTGAAAGCTCTGTCTCTAACTCTTTTGTAGGCTTATCAGTCGTTGCTATTTCTATTTTGGTACTGAACAGTCCAATCTCTGACACCTTACCTAGCATCTCTAGGGCTTTTATAGCTAACTTAGGGTCTTCGCTCTCTGCCAATTCAAACATCTTAAAGATTAGATACTGCCGCATCTTGTTTGTTGCATTGGGGAGATTGTAGTCGAACCGTTTTAATAGTTTCTCAAGGGCTTTCGCGGCGCCGGATGTAGTAGGTGCAAGAGGTGCATCGGGCTGTTCAAGAAAAATGCTCAAGGCTTCGTTCTTTTCTTGGGCTGTAAATTCAGGGGGGAGTTTTGTATAAGGTACGCCGTTGTTCAATAAAAATGATCTGTCGGCAAACACTTCTTGGGCTTGTAAAAAGGTGCTCTCAGCACTTCGCTCGGATGGAGCTAAAAGGGCTTCTAATTCTAGAATTGTTTCTAATTCAGGATCCATAATATACCAGTATGCGCAGAACTCAAAGGTCCAGATAATCTCTAGCCTATCATGATTTTCTAAATTTTTGTAGAAAAAATTTTTTGCTTTGGCACTTATTTTAGTGACGGGGGGTGTTTTGGCGGGAGGCGGTGAAAATTGATAAGCTGTGCACAGCTTATCAAAAAATAAATTGGGGGTCAAGGGTTTTTGAATGAATTAGTATTAAGGGGCTAGGTGTTTTTGAGGAAATTAGGAATTGTTTGTGTGTAACATAGTATAGTACAAAATAGGGACTCCTAATTGAAAAGGGGGTTTCCCCACCCTGTACCCTTCATAAGTCATTGATTTCTATAGAGTTTTATTAGTTTATTCTACTCCTTATAATATAGACCGTTAGAATCACAATGAATCAATAGTTGACATAGTGACACAATGCGAGTAGAATAGTTACCGTGTTCTAGCAAAACACAACAACTTAACTTTTCGGGTACATGTACCCAATCAACTAATAGGTAAATCAAATGACTACTAACAAAATGACTACTAAACAAATTGAATCTTTAACTGTAAAAATGACTGCTCTAGCTGAGATTGCAAAACGTATCTTCGGCGCGTCAAAAGACGCTGAGTTATTTCGTAAAGACGCGCTTAAGATAATGGCAACTGAACCTGATCGCGCGATATTGCGCGGTATTGCAAAGAACCTATTCACAGACCATAAGCGCGTCAAAGCGTATGAATTGAATCTATACACGTGTCAATGGCTAGACTCAAACGGCACGCGCGCCACTAACCTACTAGCATACATGCAAGATGTCAAAAAACTGGATATTGATGATATTAGAAAGTTAGACGCTGATAGTTTAAGTATACATAAGGCGTCGGTCGCTAAAATAAAACGCGCCAAAGATGAGGCTGATAAAAAGGCAATGGCTGAGGCTGAACTAAGGGCTAAAATAAAGGCTGAGGCTGATGTGGCTGATGTGGCTGATGTGGCTGATGTGGCTGATGTGGCTGATGTGGCTGATGTGGCTGATGTGGCTGATGTGGCTGATGTGGCTGAGGCTGAGGCTGAGGCTGAGGCTGAGGCTGAGGCTGAGGCTGAGGCTGATGCTGATGAACGGGTACATGTACCCAATATCAATAACGCCGATATAACCAAAATTGCTTTTAACGCCTCATTTAGCAGTGAGGTTATGGCGCAAGCTGATCTATCTATGAACCGCATCGTGGGCGCACACGGTGTGCCTGTGGCGGTGGCAATGGCAAGAATGATTCTTGCAAAGTATGAGGAGGCACCAAAATAATCGGGTACATGTACCCAAAGCCCTCGAAAGAGGGCTTTTTTTTGCCTAAAATTCAGCCACACGCCGAATTTGATACCTGTTTCTTTTACTAAACTAAGCTATGCGATTTAAGGCTCATTTAGGGCAATGTAGCACTTTTT